ACACTTAAATCGCAAAATACCAGCATCCATTTGCAAGCGTACCACTTCTTTCATTTTGTGCGTTTTGACATGCGGCACCAGGCGATTAGCCTGACCTTTTACTGCATCGATCATAATCCTGATGTTATGTTTGATCCTGTCCGGATATACTAACAATGCAGGTGAATCAATTTTATAAAAATAATCCACACTTATTGTTTCTGCGATCTCTATTAAACTTGCTTTAGCGGCCTCTACCGCTGAAAGATCACCATACTTGCCCCAGTAAGTCATACATTTTCCCTAATATGATTTAAGAAATTTTTCCTTAATTTCTTTCATGAATTTTAAATTTGTCTCTCTGCTTGCAAGTTTACATGAGCAATAGTAAGTCGGTCGTTTACATCCTGTGCATAATTCCTCTACGTTTTTTTCAACTTCTTTTTTTGTTTGAATATTAACCACGGTATTTGATTTGTTATCTGTCTTCTCATTTAAAATAAATAATTCAAATGCCGCTTGTTCATCAACATAGGTTTTACCTTGTGCTTGTGAAATTAATCTAAATTTTTGAATCATTGAATTGAGATCTAAGTTTTTATTTTTGCATAAGTCTTTTGCTTTATCGTTGGGCAAAAAATCAACAGAGAGGGGAAGCGCGCGGTTTGTGCGCGCTCTCTCTGTTTTATTTATTGGATTATTTATTTGTATTGATTGGGTGGTGTGGACGCCACTCCCCCCATGGTGTGGACGCCACCCCTCCGGTGGTGTGGACGCCACTACCCCCTCTTGGTAGGTAGTGGTGTCTACACCACTACCTGTGGATAAAAATGTTAGAGTGTAGTAACTAGATTTGCCCAAATTAAACTCAATTGTGAGTAACTTTTTATCTTGTAGACGACGCAAAGTGCGTTTAATTGCTCTTACATCACGCGCTAGCTCTTTCGATAATGTTTTTATAGCAGGATAAATCCCTTTTTGACCTTTATGCTTTGCAAGAAAAAGTAAAAGTAATTTTTCATCGGAAGATAAGTTGTAATGGCTGGACTCGGAAGGATTACTAAAGAAATTCAATACTTGAAAAACAATGTGTACTATTTTATCTGACATTTTTTCCCTTAGCAGAGCATCTAATAGTTGCAATAGCACATAAATCTATTAAAATAGCTCTGTCTTCACTAGACAAACCATTAAAAGGACTTTCCTTTCATGGGGGAGTTTGCCGCTCCCCGCTGAAGCTCTAAAGAATAACTCCAAAAGTAGTTCAATATCAAATAATCTTATGTAATACTAGCTGTACCGAACCTACCCAATCTTTTGTTTGATAAGGAATATCATGAAAAAGAAATCTGCTAAACCTGCGACTAAATCTGATTTAATGAAAATGAAAAAAGAAGACATTAAGCAAGACAAGAAAATGATGAAAAAAGCCAAGAAAACAAAGAAAAAAGCCTCTAAGTAAGAGGCTTTTTTTATTAATTAATCATGCTTTTTATCGCAAATACGATCACGCACATAATGCTCCTTTTTAGTTTCAAAATTACGTTTACAAATAAAATCTATCCAATTTGCTAAAGAATCAAACATACCGCCATTAAACCCTAGTTTATTCAAATGTTGAGTATTTCCAGACACTGTTACAATTAATTTACCTTTAAAATCTTTAGCGAGATGTACTTCTATAATAGCTCCCTGAGGATCTAAGTCTCTTAACATTATTTAATTACCTTCTTTATCATATTTATCTGAGTTATTAGTGACTTCACAATCAAAACAATTTTCCCAACTAAAAATAGCATACTTTACTTTACAGGTTTGACACTTAAGAGGGCAAAGCATTTGCTTTAAAACTTCTTTTGCATAACCTAATCTATGTTGATGCTCACCTCCTATTTTATGTTTCCAATCAAAATACCAACAACCGATTTGATAGCTAATCCAGTCTACTTGCTCTTGTGTAAACTCAGGAATACTTGTCTTTGATGACATAAATCTTTTTTCCTTCTCGTAGAAGATGTATTAATCTAAATAGATTCTCTTTCTCAAATTTATTTAATTTAGTTTGATCACATTTTATTAAGGTAAGATTTTGATCAAATTCGAGTATTTCTTCACACCCAACGCAAATACTTATATCACCTGGTAACGGCTTAGCTTTTTTAGATGCTATATCATAAGCACTATCTATTGATTTGCCGCAGGTCGGGCAAAAATCTTTTTTAACAAAATGCTCATTAATCACTTTCAATAACCTCCTTACAAATTCTAATAGCGTCATCCCGATCATTTGCCAAAAAAGGACGAATAACACGCACTACAAAATCGCTATTTTTAGCTATCAGAATATCTTTATAATCAATATGTCGCTTAACTTGAATTGTTCCATTAGTATGCAGGTATCCCCACCACATAAACTTAGACATTATTTTATTTACCTTGATTCAAGCCATTCAATAATTTGCTTTTCAAAAAGTCTTAATATAGATAAAACAGACGCGTCTAATGAAATCTTATTACTAGGATCATTAGGTAATCCGTTTTCAGTAGTTAAAACAATATGGTAACCGTCGTATAGAGCATAAACAGAATCACCGAGATAAATTTTTTTATTAATCATAATTAAATCTTTATTAATCATAATTAAATCCAATGCAGTGCATGAGCTAAAATACCGAGAATTGCAGTAAAACCCCCTATTATCCAAAGAAAATTATTCCATATTCTATTATTTAATGAGTCAAATCGAGCATCAATCTTAGCGTCCATGGTATCTAGTCGTTTTTCAATTCTAATCAATGTTTGATTAATATGCCCAATTGACTGCTCTAATAATGCTATTCTTGTATCATCTTTCATATTTGCCTCGTGTTTGTGTATTGACATAAAAATAAATCCTTAATTTTATATTAACTTAATATCCAGGTTATGCTTTTTAATAAAAGCATCCAATCTTTTTAATATCTTATATGACGGTGAGCGATAATTTAATTCCCAACTTGATATCGACATTTGCGAGCACGCTAATTCTTTAGCAAGCTCAACTTGCGATAAACGCAATTCCCAACGTACTCTTTTGATAGCTTCTGATAATTCCATAAATCCCCCTATATTTGCATTTGCATATTACTTAATAAAAACAACATTAGCAACTATTAAAATTTAATTGCGCTAGTGTTGACATATATTTATTTTGTGTTAAACTGACATCGTTATTAACTAAATAGTAATTAAATAGTGGTGAGGTAAAAAATGCAATATACTAGATTTAACTGCACGGAAAGCAGAATTTCAAAAAGGATTTTTTCAATGTCTTATTACAATCAGCTTATCAATGCTATTGATAGTCTCATTCGAGACAAAGGTAAATACGATAGAGACGGCTATTCATTAAGTTTCTACGATTTATCAACCGAAGAACAAAACGAATTAATCTCTTTAAAAATCGAAGATGACGAGCGTGATACATCCGACATATTTAAAGATGACAATATCACATCTTCTTTAATCAAAATGCTAAACAATAATACTCTTAATAATGCGTCTGATTTTGCAAACTCTGTCCGTGAAGCTTCTTATTCTTATTACCGAAAATCACTAGAAGATCTTATTGAAGATCGTTGTGGTTGGGTCACGAAGGAATTTAATTTATGCGGAAACTATTAATAAAAGATTTTATCAAACCGTATCAACGTACACATTTTACATTTATGCAAATAATCAAATTTAAATTAAGGGAAATATTATGCTAAGCATTGAACAAATTGAAAAAAGAAAAAAAGGTTTAGGTGCAACAGATTGCGCGGCGGTCATGGGTTTAAGCCCATACCGTACACCCTATGAATTGTGGATGATCAAGACTGGCCGTATGGATGAACCAACGATATTAAACGAAGACCGCTTGAGATTAAGACACGCGCACGAAGAAACGATTGCGAATGAATATGCGTTTCAGAAAAACTGTAAATTGCGACGCGTTAATATTACATCTATTCACCCGCGATTACCTTTCATGATGTGCAACTTAGATCGTGTAATCACAGGACAACGAAAAATTGTTGAATGCAAAACATCAAGTGGTTTTCTTCGTCAGATATGGGGAGTAAACGGAACCGATGAAGTGCCTATTCAATATATTTTACAAGTGCAGCATCAATTAGCAGTAACCGAGTATGACGATGCAGACTTAGCGGCATTAATAGATATTGATGACTATCGCATTTTTCCAATGCCACGCAATGAAAAAGTTATTGCAAAACTTGAGGACGCTTGCGAACGATTTTGGTTTGATCATGTATTAGCGGATGCGCCGCCCGCACCAACAACGAGAGGCGATTTAAAGTTAATGTATCCAACTAACAATGGTAATTTTATCGAAGCCAATACAGATATTTTGAGCTACATAAATGAAATAAATCAAATCAAATTATCTATTAAAGGATTAGATGCAGATAAAGAAAAAATTGAAAAAGAAATCATTCAATTTATCGCAAACAATGACGGAATAACCGAAGGTGAAAAAGTCATTGTTACATTCCAAGCTAATAAAAACGGTGTTCGTTCATTACGTATTAAAGAGAGGGCTTAATCATGGCTACGCAAAGACAAGAATTAACAATAAGAAACCAAGGTTTTAACTTTGTTCCACAAACTTTGAAAGAAGCACAAGAATACGCCACTATTTTTGCAAGTAGTGGTTTATGTCCTGAAGGATACCGAGGCCGGCCAAACGATATTTTAATCGTTTGGCAAATGGGTAAGGAATTAGGATTAGATAAAATGCAATCATTAAGGACGCTAGGTTGTATTAATGGCATGCCCTTTGCATATGGTGATGGACTATTAGCTTTGATAAAGCGCCATCGTGACTTTGAAGATATGCGAGAATGGATGACCGGAAGCATTGAAGAAAAAGACTTAACCGCTCACTGCACAATGAAAAGACGCGGACAAGAACCAGTGACGCAATCTTTTAGCATGGAAGATGCAAAGTTTGCAGGACTCTGGGATAAAAAGGG